TCCTCCCCCTTGCCCGTCAGGAACATGGAATCGGCCCACTTCTCCAGCTTTTCGGCATAGAGGTTGGCAAAGCTGCGGGCGTATGTTTCCTGGCTGTAGAAGAAATTGACGGAGTGGCGTATACCTGCCGTGCCATCCAGTCGGAAAGCCGTATACCTCAGACTTGAGCAGCCGGATGATCCCGGCTTTTGTAATTACCTTGCCGTTATACCTCATACGGGCACGCAGTCCGCGCACCATCTCCATCAGGTCGTAATACGCCCGCTGCTCCTCGGGAAGCGAGTCCAGATCACCGGTGGCGAGGATACGCCCTATCTGCCCGATATCCGCTTTTTCAAAATCCACCCTCGAGGGCTTAACCAAATTCGTCTTCATCGATTTGCTTCACTATTATTTCAAAACTCCTGCGACCACGCACTTTCTCCAGCAGTTCCATGGCATCCAAATCCCCTGAAAGTGCCTGTTCTTGCAGTTTTAGCTCCACTCCGACCCCGGCCTTCAATGCTCCCTGGCGCATAAGGGAATACACGGTGGTCCCTTCCCTTCCGGCGTCAAAGACAAAGATCTCCGCATCCAGCCCCAGATAAGAGGCGATATCGTCCGGAGCATATCCCAGGGAGGCCATGCGCTCCACCTCCTGGCGGAGTTCAAGGTCCAGGAAAAAGGTGTCCGCCGGCAAACGCTCCATATTATTCATATAAATTCATTAAACGGTTATTACAAGAGAGGATCTCGTTATCCAGCTTCCGTGCCTGCATGCCCGCTTCACTGCGGTCGCAGGGATGAAGGTAACGGGTCCCCATTTTCAGCCAGGAGGCCCTTTTGATTTCCAGCCTCCGGCGATGAAAAATCAGTTTTTTTTTCTGGATTCCATTTCAGCCTCCAGCAGATTTTTGCGTTCCGTCCATTTGCGGGTCTTCTCCATGGCCTTGGCCCTCTTTTCTTCATCCGGCGCCTTTTCGAGTTCGTTTTTTCCCTTGGATATGTTAGACTTGGCATTACCCAGCTGCTTGGACAGTTCCAGGTCCGTCAGGGAGGAGATTTCCTGTTTCTCCCTGGCCTGCCGCATGACCTGCGCCTTTCCGAGGATTTCTCCGTTATTCTTATAATACTCCAACTCTTCCCACATTTGGCGGTTCTCCAGGAAGTTCTCCACGGCCGTTTTAGCCCAAAGGTAAGTCTCCCCGGTGGCCACGTCATCCGGTGTCTCGACCAGCATGCGGTGGCTTTCCCGATAGAGGTCATAAGCGGAGAACATGTCCGCTACGAGCACCTTGAGTTCGTCCGGACAGTCAGGTTGTCTCAGGAATGGAAACTCCTCCCGGAAGCGGATGGCTTTACGGACGGTTTCCGGTGCCTCCGAATACTTGCTTTGTGCGTTTTCGAGTTCTTCCTTCAGACCCCGCACCTGTTCCATATCCGGACTTTGGGAGAGCCGCTCTTTTACAAAATCGTCGCTTACCAGTTTTTCCACCGTTACCCCCAGGCGTGAGGCAAGGGCGATAAGCAGGTCGTCCGCATACATCCTGACAGGGACGGGGCTGACAGGCTGTTCTGCCTTCGACGGAATATGGTGCGCCTTCCTGTGCATGCCGGCAAATTCCGCCTCGCTCATGCCGGAAAGCTTGCGCAGCTCCTCGATAAGGGTTCCCCTCGTCATCTCACACTCCCCGAGCTGCCGGAACTTGGCCTTCAGCATGCGGTTGGGACCGAACTGTTCATACAGGGCTACCCCTTGGGAGTAATCACGCGGTCCTTCTAAATAGGAAATGATTTGCTCTTTCATTGAATTGAATTTTAAATGATACGCCGCAAAGATACCCGATACTGGTTGCGGTACAAAGGACTGAAAAAAGGCAATTGCCTTGCCCCGTAAAGGGAAAACAAGGCAATTGCCTGAAAGTGGAATGGTCTTGATATCAGACCATCATACAATCCTAAGGGCATTAAACCTCGAATCTCGACTGTTCCACACACTGGATGGCTCCCCCGCCGGTATCGAAGGCCTTGAAAGTAATCTGGCTACCCGGTGAAGCGGTGAACGTCTTTCCGTTTTTCAGCATGAAGACCGTCTGTCCTGCCTTTTCGATTGTAGGAGCTACGCCGGACACCACCCCGAGCAGGGTGAACAGGTCGCCGTGTTTGGCCCCTGTGATGGTAGCGATCTTGGCCGCCCCGGCGCTTAGCTGGTACTGCCCGCGGCCTTTAAAGGGAATTTCCGTAGCCGATGCGGGAACAGTCGCCACCGGCTCTTCATGTGGGATGGTGCCTTTATAGATACCGATATCGTCTCCTTTGCTTATCTGCGTGAAGGTGAACTCCGAGGCGTTGCCGTCTTTATTTCCGGTATAATTGACCGACATTTCCAAAGGGTTGCAAGGAGAACCCAGGATATCCGGATCCTGCCCGTTGCAGTATTGCAGGATAGCTATGCAGTGGCGCCCCAGCCAGTTGGTCTTGAACTCACGAACCTCCTGTTTGTTACCCGGATGTTTTCCCTTAACCGAAGGGGTGAAGCCCTTGGCGTCGGTTTCCCCTTCACCGTTGGAGCTCAACTCCACAGTACCGGGAGTTAAATACAAGTCCGTGGAGTAAGCCGACGGCTTTACCACGATGTCACCCTCCAGCACCACTCCGGCACCGTCACGGGGAGGGAAATAGACCAGATCATCGATGTCGATCAGGGTGAGCACGTCTTTGGGGTTGATACCGTTTCCGGGATTGCCCACCGGTCTGGGAACGGAAGTCTTAACGTAATTATTCATATATCTCGATTTTTTAAGTGATGAAAAACCCGGGGGGGGAGATCCCCCCCGGTGATAAATTATCAGCCGCGGGCCACTTCATAGAATTTTCCGTCATCAGCCTTTACCAGCCTGATGAATTTCCCCGTACCAAGGGTCATCTCTGAGGTAAGCACAAAGTTGCCTCCCGCGGCAATCGTGCTGGCATTCTTATCCCCATTTCCATGAATGGTATAGGTCTTGCCGGGAACAGCGTCAGTAAAATTCGTTATTGCGGTAGGAGTTGTGTTGGCTCCCGTTACGAAGACGTCACCTCCCTGAAGCGATGGAGTTGCTTCATCATCCGGGAATTGAAGGGCTCCCGTAGCTCCCGTCTCACGGCCCAGTTCGATGAATTTCCCGTCCTGGCGTTTCATCAGGCGGATCATATCGCCTTTCTTGGGTTCCCAGGCCGCGGAGATCAGGTCGAATTTACCGCTCTTGTCAATCTTTACCCCCTTGTTCACGCTTCCGCATTTCAGGGTAATGACACTTCCGACCACGGCATTCTCAATGTCGGTAATTGCCAAAAGGTTCGTATTGCTGGCCGTCACGATCGAGGTATGGGAGCCGGCCGATGGCTGGGCGTCCTTGTCAGCTTCCACGAAATAGGAAGCCGGGCGGTCGTACTCGTTGCAGAAGATCATCTGACGGGTATAGTCCATATCTTCCTTTTTAGTGTATTTGAATCCGACGGCATAAGCCCACACGGACTCTTTCCAGTTACTCCATACCTTCAGCGTCCAGTCCTGCTGCTCGATGTTGAACCGGGTCATTTCGCCGCTCTGGTGCTCGAACAGGTGTATGTTACCCTCCATCGTCCAGAAGATGCGGTGGTGGTTGTCAGCGTTGGGAACCGGTATGAGCTTCACGGACGGATACTCCTTCACAAACATGATACCCGCCTTATAGTCCTGGTTCTGACCATAGTGCATCTCATTGTATTTATGGTACCACACGATCATGTGTGAGGGCATATACAGGGCCAGGGAACCCGAGTCGCGCAGGACCGCAGGGATCATGGAGGTGCCCAGGTAGATCTTCTCACCGATATTTTCAGGAGAAAGGGTACCCAGTTCAAAGGGTTTTACCTGGTAAACCAGTTTGCCGTTATTGATGTCAATGTGTCCGTTCACCTTCTTGTTGAGGAATTCGTACAGCCCGTCGGCAGCCTCCATCGCACGTCCGGGCTTGTTCAGGTCCGGTTCTTTACGGACGCCGTTAATACGTCGCTGTTCGCGTTCATTGTGCAGCTTTTTGGCAGTCTCGGCCAGAATGTACTCGATGAACGACCATTTGATGACCTGCGACCCTTCCTTGTTATAAGAACCGATCCATGATTTTTCAAGTGCCTTGAGGTCTTTGAACTTATGCGCGAACATGACGCTCGACATGCGCAGCGTTTCATTGTCGAACTCGTAATTGCCTTTCGTTACATTGTCGAAATCACTGGCGGTATTGTCAGCCTGGGAGAACTCACCCAACCAGATGTTTGTCAGCACGGCCAGGTCCTGATATCCCGATTCCAGCGGGAAAATACTCTCGATGGAAGGAAGCAGGGTCAGGAAAGACTGTAAACGCTCCTGCCAGGGGATGCGGTAGAAGGCTCCCAGGTCCTCTTTCAGGCGGGAGTAATCGATCGAACTGGCAGTGGGCACCTGAACGGTCAACCCCTTGCGGTAAAGCATCTCTGCGCGCAGGCGCTGGTTATAAGGGCGGTCCATTGCGAACATCTCCCCCGAGAGGCCGCCCAGTTGTTTTTCGTCATCCCAATTCATAACAATATCTTTAGCATCCGGTTCCAGACGTGCATGCTGGGAGCCTTTTCCCCCGTCCTGCTCCGCAAGGCCGGAAAGGGTCTGGATCTTGGTCTGCAAACCGGTGATTTCTGTTTGTTTGGCGGATACCTCCTGTGAAAGTTCCCCTTTCTCTTTGGTAAGCACGGCGATTTCCTCCTGGGCCGTAACCAGCTTGGCAGTCATATCAGCCAGTAATCCTTGTATTACTGCGTTGGAGGTATTGGGGTCAGGACCACTGCCTTTCGTGCCCGAATCCCCGTCCTTGCGGGAAGAATCCTCCGGGAATCCATCCTTCAGGGCCTCACAAAAGCCATTGATAAAGGTATCATTGAAATTCAATGCCTTAAGTTTCTGCTTTTGCTCTTCCAGTAACGCGTCTTTCTTGTCGGCGTCCTTACTCCAGGCCTCGATACCCAGAATGGCCTTTACGGCCGGAATAAATGATGCGAAATAATTTTTCATAAACAAATTTACTTTTATAGTGAGTATTAAATCATCTTGTTAGCCCGCTTTACGGTTTTCTGGGCGGATACCCACAGGATGGCATCCTCCAGGCTTCCGTAGGCATCCACATACCCCTTGGCCAGTGCCGTATCGGCAAAGAAAGTCTGCCCTCTGAACAGGGGATCCTGCGCGTCATACTTCACCCCTAGATTTCGGGCGATGGTCTGTGCAAAAAGATGGTGGTAAAACGACAGGTTCTCTTTAATTAAGGTGTCATCCTGCTTTTCTTCCTTGTCGCGATAGGCGCGGTTCTTCAGGTCCGCACTGTCGGGGTAAATGTCCTCGATCTCAATCCCCATTTGCGCGTAATACTCCTTGAAGCTCTGGAAAGTGTAGACCACCCCGCAGGAGCCGATTTCATCCATGGGCGAGGAGACGAATCTGCGTGCGCATGCGGAAACGAACCAGAAATGCGCCGAAGCGCATACGCCCGTGATATAGGCCACTATGGGTTTGGGGGACTGCCGTATAAGCTTTTCCAGGACATCCACACGCGTAATCATACCTCCGGGCCCGTTCACAAACAGAACGACACCCGATATGCGGTCGTTGGCCATCGCGGTGGAAATATATCTCTCCAGCCGGTAGGTCTCCCAGCTATACAGCACGCCTTCACAGGTAAGCACCACTACCGCTCCTTGAGGGAGGGAGGCGTCATCCAGTTCCCATCGGCCGGCTACATAAGGGACGGCGGCATAGGCCTCTATACGCTTGGCCCCCAGATATTGTTCCACCGACGCCAGGTTGCCGTTTTTCAGACCGGGCAACAGAATGGAAAGGAGCTGGTGGTATCTCCTTTCCTCAATGGCCCACTTATCGAAAAAAAATTGCTGAATCTTATCCACGGTTTCTTTTTTAATGCAAAAGAAACCTTTTGCAAATCCTTTAGAAAGGACTGTGATAGGCCTCGATATAAACCTGCTTACCGGATAACTTGCACTGGTATTTGCCCGAAACAATGGAAAAAGTAAGTTTAAGTGGTGTTTGCGGGCTGCCTGAAACAATACGCTCTCCCGCTTCATTCGTATAAATGGCCACCAGGTCCTGAAGGCTCAAGGCAGACAACAGCTCCTGGCTGTCCGGCCCTGTCAAGGCAACCTCGAACGTATGCCCTACATTATAATATATAGTTCCTGAGTCCGCCTGCTCGGATTCGACTCCGGGAGTGAATGATCCCGGAATAACAGGAATGCGATAAGAACCATCCCGCACGGCAATAAAAGCGCGCGGCAGGATGACTGCAAAATCACTGATACACTCCACCGGAACCAACTCCAGATCACAAACAGGGGTATAGGGTCTTTTTATTGTTTTCATATTGTATAACTTATTGATTTTCAAATACTCCGCATTTTTCCGTCAAAAATACGTCAAAATTCCGTCAATTTTCCGTCAATTTTACCTCCTAAAAAGGACAATTAACTACGCTTGGTAGGTGAAATATATGCTACTTTTTCTTGTAGGGCCGCTTAAGGCTGGAACGTCTTACCCGGTCACGCCAACGTTGGTAGTCTTTCAGGAGCGCGTCCTCGCTTAAGCTGTCAATGCAGTACTTCTTCATAAAGCAGTGGACTGACTGAAGCTGGTCGATACCGAACCGGTGCTTGTTCTCGTCAATAAAGTCATGGAGCTCGGCGCGCATCATCAGCTTTAGCTTCTTATTGATGATACCCTGGCTGCGCTGGCCAGGTAGTTGAAACGCTCCGGGGATTTGCCACCGGGGACGTCACCCTGCCTGCGGTCCGGCAAGACGATCTCAAGATTGCCATTATCCCGCGGACAGTTAACCGGGCGTTTTTCCAGCAGGTTATAAACCAGATGGTAAACATCCAGATGGTCCGCAAAGCGGACGGGCATGCTGCCTTCCGGATCGGAAGAATATTTGGCGTAGCAATATTGAGCCAGGTGCGGCTCTACTGTTATTTTCGTGGTTATCATAAGTTGATGTTTTTGTTTTTACTTGTTTCTTAATTTGATATAACCCATTTCTTCCAGGGTCTGTAGTTCCTTCATATCCTCCGGCCTCACATCGGCGGGAGTTTCACCGTTAATGGTCATACCTCGGGAAGCCTGAATCTGTCACGGATCCGTCGGCGATGGTGGGCGGTGGATTTCTTCTGCCAATAGATGACGACTTTCATGGTTTACAAGGAGGCTTTGGCCTTTACACGGGCCTGATAGACATTGTAATCACATAGGTATCTGCCGACAGATTCCGCCGCCGCTTCCACTCCGGGAGGATTGTTGCCGAAGAGTAAGTTGATGGCATCCGGATCACCGCCCCAGGCCTTCCATAAGGCTATCGGGTCATATCCTGATGGCAGACAGGGGAAAAACTCCAAAAAAGCATTAAAGTCGGCCTTGGCCCGTTCACGTTTCACGGCTATACCCTGTACGCCCAACACAATACCGGCGGCAAAATCCTCCGTTCTGGAAAAGCCTTTTTCCACAGCCCGGGCCATCCGCTCTGTCTCTTTGCGAATGATCACTTCACGGCGTTCCTTGCAGAAATCCGATAGGGCGACCATGACCGCCTGATTGTTTAGGATCTTTCCCCAGACAAGCTGCCCGTAATTTCCGTTCTTAAGGCGGGTAAAGAAAATGCAGAGCTCGGCCAGGTTCAGGAACCAGTATCCTGAAAGTATCGCCAGCGCGGTTTCCGCCATCTGCTCGCGGCTCAATTCAACGCCGGAGTACTTCAGAACGGATTCCAGATGGCTTGTGATAATCTGAACGGATGTCGAATTACCAAAGACCACACCCACATCAGCCAATGTAGGGATTTCTCCGTTTGCGGCGACATCGTAAAGTGGGGCGCCCATATTCAGTTGGGCAATTGTCCCGCCCCATTCATCCACCAATTGAGAGGCCGTCGATCCAGTTTTTAACGAGATCTGGAGAGGCGTCAGCTCCTTCTTTCGGACACAGGATTTCTGCAACTGAGACGGGCTCAGAACCGCATGCAGGGTGGTTTTTACTAGTTCTACTTCCATCTTTTTTTAATTTTTCAAGTTCAATATTCAACCAGTTTGCGAAGTGTGACATGGCATCCCTGGGGGACTTAGTTGTCTCTCCTCCGTTTTGGAGCCTACGGAAGAACCTGTCCAGAAATTCATAAAACAGCTCCGGGCTGAAATCCGGGTAATCCAGACGGATGTTCATGCAAAACTGCTCCATCCACGGGATGTTTGTTCGCAGTTCCTGGTAACATTCCGTTAAAGACTTGTCCAGAAAAAGATCGATTCCGGATATTTTCCCCTCATGCGCGGGAGAGGGAGGGAAATCTGTTTTAGTTTTAGTTTCTGTTTTATTATAGTCTGGCGCATCGGCTGGTGTATCCACTGGTTGGTCGACTGGCGCATCCCCTGACTTTTGGGCTGGCGGAACTACTGGAATATCTCCGGTAGTCTGACCCTTTCCAGGCGGCTCGTCTTTAAATTTCCTGGAAAAAGAGTATGAACCGACCGACCGTTTGCTTTTTCCTGATTTATAATAAAGCAGTCCCGCATTAATCAGGGATAAACGCGCCCGGATAAGGGTCTTCTCGTCGATATTCAGGCTGAAGCATAGTTCGATGTTAGAGCAACTGAAAACGTCCTCCCAGCCCTCGCTATTACAAACGGCAACTAATTCGTAGAACAGTGCCTGCTCGGTAGCGGTTAGCCGATTACGTCTGCGTGCTTTACGCATCTTTTCTGTTAAGCTGTATCCGTCCATGTGGTTATTTTTTTTATTCATTTGAAGTATAATTATCTTTTAGATACAATTTCTTTCGGTGTGTACCTTTCATCGGTAGCAGCAGCCGATCTTTCAAAACTTGTGTTCATTTCCTTCATACGATTTACTTTAAATTATCCTTGTACTCTGTGAGTAATTCTCTCGTTTTATCAGACATTATTTCTGTTTTAAGAATACCCTCAATCTCTTTCTTTTCAACGCCAGCAGCTTTGAGTTGCGCATTTGCTGTCACGTCAAAGTCACGTTGTATTTGCGCTAATTCATCCGTATAGGATAAAAAGCAGTTCCACCATCCTTTATCGAATTGCTTCATTTCTGTTATGTTTTACTCTATTCTATTTAAAATCTCTTTCCGTATAACCTCCTTTGCATTAAAGTAAAAGAGTCCTTTCTTCAACCGTCTAATGTCCTGCATAGGCATTTCATTGATGTAGAAGTAAAAAGCTTCGTACGGGTCGCTGAAATTTCTTGCAAGCGCATTATTAGGCTTGTTGTTCATATATCGTTCTATGGAGACAATCATGCGCTTTGCATATCCAGGAAACATCTTAAACTCTTTCTGCATCTGTTTACATCCTGCAAGGGGACAACCAACACATCCATGACGAGAAAGATTGTAAGGCGCATCGTAATACTTAGAATACGGAAGGTTGTATTTTCGGATATAGTTCCAAACATCAGTTTCTGACCAGTTTAGAATCGGAAGGATATGTTTTGCACCTTTCATCCACTTACGCGCATCGCATTGTTCTGGTTCATATAATGCTCTCAATTGGCTTTCTTCTGACCTCATTCCCTCGATTGTGCGCTGACCGATACCGTATTGCTCCTTCAACTTCTCACAGCAAAAACGCCTCATTCTGCCGGGTAAACCTTTAGTTTCTATCAAATGAAAAAAAGATTGCTTCGGTTGAAGTATCCGAACCTGTGAATAATTCTTCTTTATAAAACTGATTGTTCCGGGCGGGTCAACGGTAGTATTTGCGTAAGAAGCATTATACTTTATGCCGGAACGCTCTGCAAGGTCAAGAATTACAACACTATCTTTGCCACCAGAAAAGCCTAAACACATCGGATCGTCACGTTCCATGCTGCGAAGGAAGTCGATTGCTTGCTGCTCCTTTTTATTCATTTCTTTATTGTTTTACGCCAAATGGCTATTAATAAACTTTTCCTTTAATTTAATTGCTCGCATTGCGCCGAACCGAGCGACTTGTAGCTGTTCTTCAAGAAATAACTTACGATATGGGTGTTGTTCGGTGAAGTGATACGAATAATTTCCATCGTGAGTAATCCATCGATGTCCGTGGAGTGTTATTTTTAAATCTTCATCGTATGTTATTATCCCTGTATAGTCAGCCTTTAGTTCATCCAGTTTATCGTAAACTTGTTTAAGCAAGCATTCTGGAACACAGTAATAGAAATACTTGATAATGCCTCTTCCTTCGTGAGTATGCCTTTTCTTGAAATCAGCAAGAAAATCAGCCCAACTACGCTTAATTTCAATCTCTGTGAGATAACCGGACTTTGATAAGACGAGCATATCGCATTCGTGCCAGATACTTAAACTATCACTCATACCATTTACATTAAAAGCTATGATATTTCGTACAAAGTTGAAAGCATCACTTTTAGATAGAGCTACTTCAATTTCATATAAAGTTCTTTCTGTGTTCATTACAATAAAGGTTATGGGTTAATCCTTTCAAGCCAATCACTAACGCATTTTTCCACTTCTGCATAGCTGGTAAACGTTCTTTTTTCAACAGTTACACAGTACCGCATTAATTCACCGCGAATAATTCCTGCATCATCCTTCCAAACATTTATAGCTCCATTATCTCCGGCAGAAGTACACGCATATCCCAGTTCGATGGTTGATTCAATGTCACTTGTATTATTGATACTATACGCATCAACCTTACGTCTTTTTACTCCCGGAAGCCCATCTAACTGACAGATAGGCTTCTCTTTCTTTATGATTATATTTTTGTTCATTACTATTCTATTTTATTCTGAAAGACGCGCTCCTTACTTTTTATTTCTATTTTTGCCATTGTCGAATTTTAAAAATTATCACCATGAAAAAATTTATTGAAGTTTCAACAGAAAATGGCAAATTTCTTGTGAATGTTAACACTATCAGTTGTCTGTACACTATAAAAGACGGCCGTACGCGCATTACACTCACAGCGCCGTCGTCCAAGGGGGACATCTTTATTAACGCTCAAGAATCTTACGAAGAAGTTAAGGCTTTGATTAAGGCTGCTCTTTAACCCACTTGTAGATCTCGTTGGCGGCATCGATAGCCTCTCCGCGAGATAATTCGTTTGCTGCCAGCGTTATGCACCATTTGCGCAATTTCATATCTTTGCGCTTTCTCAAATACCGGATAATTTTTTTTATCATAATCGTAATTTTAAAATTTAACAAGTTTATTTTCTGAAAAACATATCTCCGCTTATGGATCTGGCGGTATCATCACCCGTTAACCGTATGTACCGGAAGAAGTTATGCTCACTCCGGTGTCCGGTGAGTTTCATGATCTCCAATGTTTTCATGCGGCCGGTCAGATACATATTCGTGGCAGCCGATCTCCTGGCGGTATGACTGCTGATTAACTCCCATTTCTCTTTAGTTACCGTATGCAGTTTCCCGCCTTGGGTAAATGAATAGGAAACTTTGTCAGTCAAGCCTATTTCACGCATGATCACCTTAAGATATTTGTTGAAGTGCTGGATACATAGCCCTGTCGGAATATCCCCGTCGTACTTCTCAAATATCTCTTTGACATAATCATGTGCAGGAACCTTTACATCCACATTCGTTTTCCTGGTACGCTTGACTATGAAACATCCTTGCAGGTTGTCTTGGGTCAATGTCGAGTAATCCGAATACCTCAGGGCGGTCAGACAACCGATGACAAACAAGTCCCGGATTCGCTCCTTGGCTTTGCGCTTGTCCTGTTTGGCGAACTTGTAATAGTAGATACGGGTGATCTCGTTCATACTTAAAAAAATCGCATTCGTTGGCTCTTCTTTCATGTCAATTTCATCATAAGTGGTATCCACGGCGTAGTTATATTGCGATGCCCGCCGGATAAGCGACTGGAGCTTCTGGATATATCCTACAATCGTATTATGTCGTAGCCCGCAATTCTCAAGATAGATTATGAAGTCATCCAGAAACTCGGCTGTAACCGAATTGGTGAAAATATCACAGTCGTATTCTCTCGAGAAATTGTCTACGTGCTTTATGATGGCATCATAGACTGCGGCATAGTGTGCAGACTTTCGTCTGGAGCGCTTTTCAAGCATTTCCTGGGCAAACGCGGTAAAATAGATGCCTTCCAGTGGTTTGCTCTGGCGAAAATGGTTGATATAGTCCTTTCTGGGTTTAACCTCGCAAGCAGGACTGACAAGGGCAAGCATGACTCGAGGCGTTTTATGCTGTTGAACCGTATGGGTACACATCCACAATAGCCGTTTCCGTAACCGCTCCTATCTGATAATCGGCCATCGTGTCTTTCATTCCCTCGTCCAGCTTCCTCACGGCGTCACGCAGGTCGGCGGCCTGTACCAGCACAAAGGAGATGGCTTTCTTCTCGGCGCCGCTCTTTTCGTCCAGGGTGATAAAAAAGAGCCTGCATTTAAACCAGCGGTCCGCCGCTTCTTCATCACTGACAAAAAGTTCGCTGTAATTGGCGCGTTTAATGTCCGATACCGTAAACTCTCCTGTTATAAACGGGGTTACCTCTTCAATAATGCGTGCTTCCGCTTCCGTAAAACTCAAAGCGTCTACCAGATAGGACTCGGTAACTTTCTGAATCATTCCGTTTTCCATCGTCTTTTCGTAGCGGATCTTGCATTCAAACCAGGTATGCATTGCCATATCATTCGATTTTTAATTGCTGTTTATTTCTTTGGTATGCTGAAGCTTTCAGTGACTTGCATCTCCTGCACTCGGAACTGAAAGTAAAATATACCTTCTCTCCTCTCTTCAGGGTTCTGGGATAAAACCGGTGAACGCCATACCACTCACCGCAAACGGAGCACTGTTTTATCACACGACCGTCGGACAAGGTGCGATAATTGCCTCTTTCCCGCCGTCGGACCAACTCGCAGCCGGCGCACTCTTCATCCGTAAGCTTATACCTCCTGCAATGGGACAGGGATTTCTTTCCGCATTTGGCGAATGCCTTGCAATCGATACGGGGGATGGTCTGGATGATATTCATAAGCTGATCATTTTAAGCCTCCCGCTTCGGGGGAACCGAATCCCGGGGACTTCTCCCCGGGGAGTGGTTTGCAAAATATAAAACTTAACCGGGGCACACTCCCGACGGCATCCTTTAGTACCGGCATTGGTTATTGTTTAACATGTTTCCTGCATTTAAGCAGGACTCCTTTTATGATGATCGCCCGGTCCGTTGAGATCGTTCCCTCTTTGGACCGATGCAGTAGCGTACCTTTTTTGATTCCTATATCGTTTTCGCTCAGATGTTCAAAAATGGCGCTGAGCGAACCGAAATAGTAGTTCTTCTTTTTGAAGATCAAATGCACATGTATTACTTTCATGTTCTCAAAAGTTCCATATATGTCATATTTGGTCGTTTTCCTCAGATTCCATCCGCTCTATCTCTTCCAGGCAACGGAGCCATCCGGGAAACCCGCCGAGGTTCTTGTCATCGATGTAGATATTGGCGTATATCTTGCCGGATCCTTTCCCGTACCGCTTTATATTTTCCGGGCAGTGGTCGTTCACCCTGTCAAAGGGAATGTTGTGCTCCAGTAGCCAGTTGATTGCATCAAGCAGGTTCTTTCCGCTACGGCAGGTCCAGATAATGATATAGTGGCCTCTTTCGTGCAATTTGCGCAGCACTTCACCGGCATACGGTTGTTCCCCCAGGATATCGGGAAAGCTGCTTCGCGCAATCGTTCCGTCAAAGTCAACGGCCAGGATCATGACGCCCTCCTCCTTTTCTTTTGGGACATGGCCGTGTCTTTTCTGTCAATATAACCACCTCTTTGGCGCAGTATTTCTCTTATCTCCTTTATAGATTCCTCTTCGAGGATACTGTTCAGAGCACGGAATTTGCCGGATATTTTCCCGCTTTTCAGGCAGCCCGGATCATCCGCTATCTTCTTTTTAAGACTGAGAGGCGCTTCTTTCAGTTTCTCAATGGTATATGCTATCCGGCCTTTGCCGTCGAGTTCGGGGCTCGGATGGCGGAATCTGATATTCAGCAAGAGGCTTTCTACCACGTCTGTTTTCCTGACGAGCCTTGCGCATTCGTCCAGACCCTTTTTTCCGGGTATGACCATCTCCCGGATTCTCTCGATATGCGGAGCCAGCATAAATTTGGCTTCCAAGGGTGTTATCTGTAGCACATAGGCCACTTGTATATGATTCACTAACATGGGTACTCCTTTCCCGTTTATGGTTAATAATCTTTTGAATCGTAAAATCCCTGATTGCGCAGGTACTCCTTCACCACATCGGAGGAGGAAGCCCGCCCGCCGATCCGGTCGTGGATATATTGGTACTTCTCCATGGACATGCCCGAGAGGACGGCATCGTTACGCTCTACGTTTCCGGCATAGATACAGCCGGCAATGGTCGTTATCGTAATGATTGCGATAATGATATGTTTGGAAAGCTTATTCATGTTTGTCATCTTGTTCTTCATTTAATGGGTTAAGCTCTTTTTTGAGAAGGAGCGTCAGGCTCTGTGCTTCCTCGTATCTCTCTTCTTCGATAAGGCTGTTTATCTTTTCCTCCAGAGTCAGGAGGTATATTTTTAAAAGACGGGAGTCTGTTTCGCCTATCTTGCCGCGAAGTCCGGTAAGATCCTGCCTGATCCGGGATTCCAAAGCCCGGAACAGGAATAGGATGGCCCAAAACAGGCCGATGCACAGACACATGGACAGGGCGAGGAAAGTTTCATTCATAATTGTGCCCTCCAGAATCTTATGATTTCCTTACCTTCGTAAAATTTTCGTGCTGACTCACGGCGAAATCCGCATTTTATGCGTCCGCTACTGGTATATTCCCTTAAAGTGTTGCGGTGTATTCCGAGTATTTCGCAAGTTTGGGTTACGGTATAGCGACCGGTGCTGCTTACTGTTGGTTCTTCGGATGTGATCATGACTTATTCCTCCTTTGTTTTTAACATAACGGGACAGCTATCAACTGTCCGGGCATAAGGTCTTAAGCGTCGTTTTATATTCACGCACTCTGTCCTTTATTTCTTGGGATACTTTAAATCCGAACTCGTTGTAAATCTCAATGACCTCTTCAAGCCTGGTAATACGTTGTTTCAATTCTTCTACGTTCATATTTTCTCCTCCTTAAAAAGCAAAGCTCGAACCTTTCATAGGCCTAATGTGGAAGTTTGCCTATTACTCGGAACGAGCTTTTATCAATGTCTTTACTAACCCTTAAATCTCGCGGAAACTTCCACGCAACCGCGCCGCTTTCAAATTCTTATACGAATTGTTGGATAAAAGAAAAAGGCTGGCTATATTTGCGAATGGATAAATGCGTAAATATAGGTGACGAGCGCTCTCGGACAGCCTTTTTTGTATCCGTTTTCGTTTGAGTTGATTTGAATGACGGGGACAAATATAATGCATCAACTTAGGAAAATTTCCAAATAAACATTGATTTCCTAGTGAAATAAATATTTTCCCTCAAAAAAAGATCTTATGGTACTTGAAAATTTAAAAAAATTCATTGATTCAAAAGGGATTAGCGTCTCTGCTTTTGAAAAGAGTATTGGTATGTCTAATAATTCTTTTAGAAAGTCCTTAAACTCTGGAGGACATATTGGTAGTGATAAATTAGAAAATATCCTAAAAATATATCCTGAATTGAATCCCGTATGGCTTCTTCAAGGAGAAGGCGAGATGTTAAAGGAATATGGCGGAACCTCCAATTTATGTCGAGTTACTTCAGTATCTATAGATGAAGAGTCTTTCATATATAAAATGTATAAAGAAAAAGATATAGAAGTGGGGCAGCTAAAAGAAGAAATCGGTGTATTAAAAACAAGGATACAACAACTCGAAGCTGATAATGAGTCATTAAGAAATCAGGCAGGGGCTGATAGGGTTACCGATACTTTTTCCGATCTACCATTAGTAGACTACGAAGAAGATTATCCGCCCGTAGAACGTCCTTCAAGTTCCAAACATCCGTTAGCAGGAAAAGCGTGACATTTCTTTGGGTGATTATTGAGAGGTTAAGCAAAGGAAACGATTAAGTTATTAAATGAAATATGGACCAATTGCAATTAATACAAAGCAAAATATACGAGATACGTGGACAGAAGGTTATGCTGGATTTTGATTTGGCGGAAATGTACGGTACTGAAACTAAATATTTAAAACGTTCAGTAAAAAATAATATTAAACGTTTTCCATCAGATTTTATGTTTGAGCTAACGAAGGAAGAATTCGACAGTTTGAGGTGCAGTTTTAGCACCTCAAAAAGAGGCGGGACCCGATATATGCCTTATGCTTTCACTGAACATGGAGTTGCTCAACTTTCTTCAGTTCTTAACAGCGATTTGGCAATTGAGATTAATATTCAAATTATAAGGGCATTTATAGCAGTTCGTCATTTAATCTCCAATCCTCCGATTGATAGAGTCGATAAACTGAAAGACGAAATCAAAGCATTAAAAGACTACATCGAAGAAGCATTTGCTGACTACAACGATATAAATGATGATACGCGCATGCAATTGGAATTAATTAATCAAACTTTGGCGGAATTGCAGGCGAAAAAGAAAGCGGAGGAAAAACCTCGTAACCCAATAGGGTTTATCAAACCTAAACACTAAATAATGGATATGCGCTGATACCCAATGAATGGTAAAAGTGCATAATTCTTAACTTTGAAAAGAGTTCTAGAAGAATATAAACCATGTATGATATTGTAGCGCAGAGGCTTAGACTGTTTTTAGCTAAGAAAGATATCACTTGTAAAAAATTGTCGGCTATGATTTTTATGTCAGAGGCGACGCTTAAAGGCAAATTGAATGGTACAAGAACGCTAGATCTTAATACAATAATATCCATTGCAATACGGCTTGAGGATCTTTCTGTTGAATGGCTTCTTCGCGGTGAGGGTGATATGTTGAAATCTAGTTCTGGTGTTTCTATTGTATCTTCATCAGTACCTATATTTACAGGGGAGACCTCGTTTATATACAGTATGTATAAAGAAGAAAGAGAAGAGGTTAAAACTTTATTAAAGCAAAATGGTATATTGGAAGAGCGTATTCGTCAGCTCGAGGATGACAATAGATTATTAAGAGATCAAGTTGTAACAGAATTAAATCTAAATACTAAACTGTAGATTATTATGAGTTTAAATGATCGTTTACGAATTGTTGTAAATGAATTTTTTCATGGGAATAAAGCGGCTTTTGCTCGAGCCGCAAAAATATCGGACCAAAGAGCTTATAGTTTTTTATCTGTTCGGAGTAATACAGAACCTCCGGCTAGAGTTTTGGAGAATTTAGCTAAGTATCTACCGAATTTAAACGCGACTTGGCTTTTAACCGGAGAGGGAGAAATGATTCAAGATAAATCCACTCCTGAGATGCCGATAACTCTTGTTTCGGTAAATGAATATAAAAGTCGATTGCAGCAAATGGAGGTAAGATTGGAAGCTCTAAGGGCTCAGGTGGTATTAAAAGATAAACTACTAGCCGGACTACTCCGAAAAGTAGAGAACAAGACTAAATAG